TTCCACCTAGCACAATAGTAGCTAACAGCGTAGTAGTAGCCCCGGCAGATCCTTACCTAACACCTAGCAATAACTCTTACGCAAGTATCGCGCCGCTAGCTAATTTTAAGATTATTATGACCGTGCCTATGTTTTCTAATGAAGGCAACCTACAAGGCATAGAGGATACGATAGTGGCTGTGTTTGGTCTATTAGCCGCTAGCAGTATTGTATTTAATGTTACCGCTGTATCAGCTCCTAGCGTATTGGCGCTGCCTAGCGGTGATTTGCTTACAAGCGATTTACAAATATCCGTACTAACGAGCTGGAGCTAAAATGGCACTAACAGATGAGGATAAAGCGTTTCTAATCAAGATAGGCCAAGAACTGCCTAAAGAGGTTAAAGAAACAAAGCAAAAAGCAGTAAAAGACACAGAAACACCGACAACAGAAAACGAGGCATAACTAATGGCAATTTTTTTAAGCAACGGCGTAGTAGTAACGCTTAATAGCGTAGACCTATCTAACCACGTCACTAGCGCAACTATAAACCGTAGTTTTGATGAGCTAGAAGTTACAGCTATGGGCGATACCGCACATAAGTTTGTGAAAGGCCTAGAGGCCAGCACTATTACGCTTGATTTTCTAAACGATACGGCAGCATCAAACGTACTTGCAACCTTGCAAGCCGCGTGGGGTACTACTGTAGCGCTAACACTTAAGCAAACAAACGCCGCAATATCGGCAACTAACCCAGAATATCAGACCACAGTTTTGGTAAACAACACTACAGATATTAACGGATCTGTTGCTGATATTTCAACACAGAGCATTACATTTACTTGTAACTCACCTATCGTAGTAGACACAACACCATAACTAAAACAAAGGGGCAACAATGGCACAGCTTAAGATAACAAGGGCAGACGGCAACGTAAGCGAGCATAAGATTACGCCCCGTATTGAGTATGCCTTTGAGCAGTATGCTAAAAAAGGTTTTCACAAAGCCTTTAGAGATGATGAGAAGCAAAGTGATGTTTACTGGCTAGCCTGGGAGTGCTTACGCGCAAGCGGCGAAGTAGTAAAACCATTTGGGGCAGATTTTCTAGAAACCTTAGCTAAAGTTGAGGTTACAGACGATAACCCTTTGGAGTAGTGGGGCGCGGTAGTTTTGGCTATCTAATCGCACAAATTGCGGTAGAAACAGGCATAGCGCCCCAGTACTTGCTAGATCTAGATGATGTAATGTTTAGTAATATCCTAAAGGTTTTAACCGATAGGGCTAAGGAGATGCAGGATGCCAACCGAGGTAAGAGGCGGCGTTGAAGCTCGCAAAGCTTTACGCAAGTATGCCCCGGATTTAGGCAAAGCTATACAAAAAGAACTAGCTAACCTGTTAAAGCCTGTTACAAACAAAGCTAAGGGTTTTATACCTGCAGATATACCAGAGCTGAGCAACTGGTCTAAGCCAGTATCTAGCGCAGAAACAATAAATTATAGGGCATTTCCAAAATTTGATGCAGGCGAAGCCAGGCGCGGTATAGGATATAGAACAGCGCCTAGCAAGCCTAATAGAAACGGCTTTAGAGCTTTAGCGCGTATAGCCAATGTAAGCGCTGCCGGTGCTATCTATGAAACTAGCGGGCGGCTTAACCCGTTTGGCAGACCGCAAGGCCCTCTAGTAGATCGTTATATAGATGGCGTATACGACAAAACTACTGCTAGCGGTAAACAATATTCTAACAGCCTTAATCCTAACGCTGGTAAACAATTTATAGATGCACTTAATGGCACAGGTAAAATAGTAGATGCTAATAATCAAACAGGGCGCGGGCGTAGGTCTAGAAAGATGAAAGGCCGTGCAATTTATAGAGCTTGGGCTGAGGATGGCGGCAAGACTAACGCAGCTGTAATAAAAGCTATAGAAAAAACCAAAATTGTATTTAACAAATATATATTGCAGGCGGTAAAATAATGGCTGTAGATCCACAAGTAGTAGTAAATATAGCTTCTGAGTTTACAGGCAAAAAAGCGTTTAAGGAAGCCGAAACTGCTACTACAAAACTAAGTAAAAATGTAAAAAGTTTAGCGAAAACTTTAGCTGTAGCATTTAGCGTAACAGCTGTATTAAGGTTTGGTAGAGCAGCAGCTAGATCATTTGCAGAGGCAGAAAAAGAGGCCAAGTTATTAGGGGCGCAATTAGATGCTGTTAATTTAGGCTTTGCTGCGCCTTTTCTTAACTCATTTATAGACAAGTTAGCCTTAGCTACAGGTATAGGCGGCGGCGATTTAACGCGCGCGTTTGTATCCTTATCACAAGCTACAGGTGATGCTACGCAAGCGCAAAAACTATTGCAGACCGCGCTAGATGTAAGCTTAGCGACAGGCAAAGATTTACAGGCCGTTAGTAATGGCCTAGCCCGTGCCTTTAAGGGTGAAACTACCGCGCTAGCTAGGTTACGCATAGGTTTTACTACAGCTGAGCTAAAAGGTAAAAGCTTTAATGAGATATTAGAATTACTTAATGGCAAGTATTTAGGTGCAGGCGCTAAGGCCTTAGACACCTACGCATTTAAAATAGCCAAGTTAGCCGAGGCAGGAGATCAAGCTAAAGAGGCGCTAGCTAGAGGGTTTGTAGATGGCCTAGAGGCTAGCGGTATGAGTGTTGAGGATTTCCAAGAAAAGATAATAGAACTAGGCACACAAATAGGCACAGCGTTAGGTAAAGCGGCAGGCTCATTTGAGAAGTTAGATGAGAAATTAACAGAATTAAGCAAAAACCCAGCTATAAAACTTATATTGAAAGCGTTTGATGCGCTTATAGGACTAGATCCTATTATTGGTAGCGCGGCAGATCAACTAGATAAGACTAATAAGCTACGCAAAAAACAAGCTGAGGCATACGCTAAAGAACTTAGTAACAGGGGCATCTTACTAAAAATAGCCCAGGCAGAGGCGCTAGCTGCTAAAAAAAGGTTAAATGAGCAAAAACTTTTAACAAAAGAAAAGGCAAATCAATTAGCTTTAGATAAGGCTGCCCTAGCACTAGGCAAGGGTACAGATGTATTTGACCTGGATAAAATACAGGTTGCAGCGGCGCTAGCAGCCAAACAGGATGAAATAAACAAGCTAGGCGCAAATGCCACAGATCAACAAAAACTACAGCTAGCTAATGACCTAACCCGCCTATCTATAAAAAAGACTATGGCAGAGCTAGAGGATGCTATAGCTGCTAAAGATGTAGAAGCTGCTACACGCCTTGCTAAAAAACTTAACCTAGATCTAGCAATACTAGGCGCTTTGCAAGGTCAGCAATTTAAGTTGCAAGATATAAACGATATATTAGAAAAGTTTAAGCCTAAAGCGCTTATAGACATACAAAACCTAAATGAAGCGTTAGCGCTGTTAATGAAAATGGCAGGGTTGAAAATTAACCCATTAGGTATAGGTGCAGGTGATAGCGGCGGTGCAGTAGGCGGCGGTGCAGTAGGCGGCGGTGCAGTAGGCGGCGGTGCAGTAGGCGGCGTTGCAGTAGGCGGCGGTGCTATTGCCAATTTATTAGCGCTGCGAGCAACCACAGATCCTGGCACAGGTATCAATGTTTTACTTAAAGAGCATATAGACACATTATTAGCGCAACCTTTTATGGACAGTATGTTAGGTGATGAGCAGTTACGGTTAGCACAAATGCGTATAATGGAAAGACCAGGCATAGGGGCAGACTCTGGCTTTGACCCTGCCCGCTTTAGGATGGGTGATAACTACATAACAGTAAATGCAGGTGTAGTAGGTAGTGAGGACACAATAAGCCAAGCTGTACAAAAAGCCATATTAGACCTAGAGCGTAAAGGTGACCCGCTGCGTTACACCGGTGGCCTATGACCCTGCCAGTAATAAACGCTGTTATTAACTTTAGCACCGGGCCTAGTTTTGCCCAGGCTATGATTTTAGATACAGGCATATTAGATACAAATGTGCTAGCCGATAGCTTGGCAGTAATTGTAGATGTGTCTAACGTAGTAGATACAATACAAACAAATAGAGGCCGTAACCCACAGGCCGACCAATTCCAAACAGGTACGCTAACTATGCGTATCGTAGACCAAAACGGCGATTTTAACCCACAAAATACTAGCAGCCCTTATTATGGCTTGCTAG